CGCATTGAAACTAGTTTTGGGTTGTCTTCAACAAACTTCTTTAAGTCTTCCTTACGCATACAATATTTCCTTAAAGCCTTCATCTAGTGTAGGCTCAACAAAACCTTTAATCATTTGAACCATCACGTGTGATGGAATGTTCTTACCTGGACGTGATGCTAAACGTTCTTTCAATACACTCATTTCAGGTGTCTTGAATACGACAGCAATGTGTTCGTAGTTTGGCAACATGTTAAACTTCTTTCGGCGTGAGCCAACAGTAGTAGATGTTTGGTCCCAGATAATGTCCTTACCTTGTTCACGAGCCCAAATAACTTTATCAGCCATCAACTTTACAGCAGTTGGCATATAGTCATCAAACACTTCTGAATATGTAGAGCCAACTTCTTTCGCATAGTCTTCTACAAATTCGTCAGTACTTACAACAACACAATCCTTAGCCCAGTCTTGCAACTTGATCCAAGTACTCTTGCCTGCTGCCGGCACTCCAATCAATTGATAACACTTTGCCATTTATCCCACTCCGTAATCGGTTAAATTTTGAACTTTTTGATAAATACTATTATAGCACAAAAGGTAATTTATGTCAACTTTATATGAACAGTATCCGGATTTCTTCATCAACAACAAATACCTAATCTGGTATGAGAAATTAGTGACGGGTCCAGAGAAAGAAAGTTCTTATTATGAGAAGCATCATATTGTGCCCAAGTCAATTTGGAAGAATACAATCCTAGTAAAACTAACGCCTAGGCAACATTACATTGCCCATTTACTATTAATCAAGTGTGTCAATCCAAAGTACCGAAAGAAAATGCTATACGCAATTACCGCAATGAAAATTAAAGTAATGAATGGAATCAGATTCAATTCAAAAGTCTTTGAAAAATTCAAAGTTGAAGCTAATATAGCGAGGTCTCACTTATTGCTAGGTACTAAACGATCCGAAGAGACTAAGCAAAAGATTCGTGAAAAAAGGGCACTTCAAATAATCTCCGAAGATACCAAGGCTAAAATGAGTTTATCCCATAAGGGAAGAAAACACTCTCCGGAATCTATTGAGAAGACTAGACAACAGCATTTGGGTTCTAAACGCAGTGAAGAAACCAAACAACGATTACGTGAATCCAGAAAAGATTATCCCCGATTGACCTGCCCTCACTGTGCCAAATCAATGGTCACTGTGAACTATAACAGATGGCACGGGGATAACTGTAAACTAAAGGATCAGTGATGTTGGGGCATTTCGCCCTTCAATGCGTCCTTAATCATTTCATCCAAACGCACTACCACTCGACCAGTAGCATCCATACCCACATCGCGGGCACGATACTTTTCCAATCCAGTCACTTTGCCATGAACATGACCAAAGAAATGCACTGAACCTCGGTGTGCTTGGTCCCATTCATAGTGAAAGGGATAGTGACACATAATCACAATCTGACCATCATGGTTGTAGCGCAAGTACTGATGTACTTCCTTAAACTCTGCACGGAATGCAGGGTCGTTCAACAACTTACGGTCATGGTTGCCTTCAATCAGTATTTTGGTACCGTTCAAACGGCGCAAGATTTGTACTGCGTCTTTTGCTGGCAAGAATGCAAAGTCACCCAAGATGAACGTTTCATCTTCCGGCTGCACACTTGCGTTCCATTCACTAATCATTTTTTCTCGCATGTCATCTACATCAGTGTAGCCTGCACGTGTTACAGGGCAGAACTTCATAATATTGGCGTGGCCGAAATGTAAATCTGAGGTGATCCATTTTGTCATTTTATTTTTTCCTTCATTCAATACAAGTATTATATGACCAAAATGATTATTTGTCAAGTAATACTTTTATACTCGTTCCTTCTTTACTCGTCCAATGCGACTTGCTTTGTTCCAATCATAAGCAACACCATCTGGGCACTTACCATCAATAACACTGTCAACACCAAAACGACCTACTACTTCAAAACTTGCACCACTGATAGTTACAAACTTGTCCAATGTCTTGGCATAGTTCATAGCCAAATCAAGTGTTTCAAAAGTTTCTGTTATGTCACCATATATGACTTTAAATTTTAAACTCACTTCTACTAATCCTTTTCAATTTATACTTTTCTTCCAATTCAATATGACCAACTAATGCTTCCTCTTGTGTTTTGTATCGTCTTACAACTTCACTCTCACCGTTAGCAAAGAAGATACAACTTTCATAAGGTGTATTTTGGTACGCAACACTAACCAACTCTACTGTACTCAATGATACATCAGGAGGATAGAACCACACATGGTCATCACTTACGATTTGCCAACGCTTGTTACGCATACTATTAAGAGTCACCAAGTTGTTCCTTACTACGCTTAGGGATGATAAGTCCGAATTCAAGTTCGATTCCATTAATTGTGTGAGGTTCGTTTTCGTCATAAGCCATTCCCAAGTACTTCATCATTTTATGCTTAACCAGTAAGTTAGGACTACGAAACATTTCGGTGTCATCAAAGCCCATCATTACACCAACTTCACAAACTGCACCACTACGACATACACCTGCGACACAATGAACAATTACATTCATGTGATTAGCCTTTGCCTGCTGTAACAACAAGCACAAACTCTTTGCCTGGTCGTCAGTGATTTTGAATTCCTCAGCACTTGGCAAGTCATCTTCTTCAAGATCCAAGAATTCAAATTGTGCAACATGCTTGAACTTGTATAAGGGTTCTGGGAACTCCATTAATGGGTCAACGATTTGAATGAGCATGGCATTTTCACCTGGGTTGATATGAAACCCTTTTGTAATATCGCTCAATGAGACATTTTGAATCCAAGGCATGTTATGCTCCAAAGTTAAACTCACGCACCCATTCAAATCGTGTTGAAGCAGGTACCCATTTGAATTGTTGTTTTTTTCTGTTGGCTTGTTCAAAGTCCATGCAAACCATGACCCAACCTCGTTCAGTAGAGAAGCCCACGGTGTCAGCAACACGGATCACTTCAACAATGCGTCCATTCATTTTTGCGACTATCATCATATTTGCTCCTTTACTTGGTGCCCATGACAGGACTCGAACCTGCAGAACCTAGTCTCTCAAACTAGTGCCTATACCAATTCGGCTACAGGGGCTTGTTTGTTTCAATACAGTTATTATAAGTGATTTGGGGATTTGTGTCAAGTAAGCAGAAAGTAGTACCCTAGTGGCTCTGCTTAAGATATTAACTATAGTAGTATTAATATAATGTAAAGAACGGTGGGCTTATCAGGCCCTATAATATATGCGATGTTCGTCTAGGGTACTTTTGAAAGCATACAACTCTTTCATCAACAGAGCCAGTCTTATCGGCTGGATGCGTTATACACTTACAAAAGTGTTCTATCACCTCTCACCACAAGAGTCATAGAACCGGGCTGTTACTCCGTCCACGTATTGTATTTATCTGGAAAGCTGTTAGCGTTCAGCTCCTAAGATTGTTTCCGTTTCCCAATATCGGGGCGTAAGGGTCAAGTTCTTAAGTACCCAGTTGTATGATAAGGACCTCAACTATATCCTAACTCTATTACGCTAAGTTAACGCGGGGGTTTGTTAAGCCAAGTCGTAACGAGGCTTCATAACTGTCTTCAACATGATTGCTTCTGGTGTGAAGTCATCCATGTTGCCGCCCATGATACCACCGGCTACAGCAGGGCTGAAACCAGAGACCAAAGCAACGCCAGTCTTGTTGAACTTAACTGGTGTGTTACCGTATGACGCATTCAAGTTCCAGAACACAACTTGAGGAATAGTGTAACCTGCTTCCTTGTACTTGCGTTCAATCATTTCAATTGCACTGTCATCGTGTGCGACACCTTGGTCAAATTGCATGTCACTGAAAATAACCAATGTTTCTGGCATTTCTGCTTGAGGAACATTGTTATCCAATGCTGTCTTCAAAATCAAATCAAATGCAGCATGAAGATTGGTGTTAGCAACTTCACCTGTGTTCATTTGGTTGATCTTGTCGTTGATGTTACCAGTTAGGTTAACCAACTTTGGACGATTACTGAAAGTCAAGAATGTATCCTTGAACTTACCAGTGTTCTTGTCTGCAAAGTACAAGCCCAAGCTGATAGCAACTTCCAAGCAGGTTAGACCTGACTTAGAACTATGACCACCAGCAGCACATGTCATTGAACCACTAGAGTCTACCATTGGTAGAACATTACTGTTACCGATGTAGTTAGGCAATGCGTTCCATTGTGCTTCCACAACATCCAATTCTTGCTTACTCATAGTGTTGTAACGACCAATACGGCCCTTCAACACATCGTATGGGAAGATTGCACTTGCGTTAATCTTAACACCAGCTTCACCCTTCACCAACTTAGAAACATATTCAGCGTATGTTTGACCATGACGACCGAATGCCTTCTTGTATCGTGCGTGAGCAACTGAAGGAACATGTGAGTAGTTGATATTATCCCAGTCGTTGGCACACATTTGTGTTTCAACAACATTGGTCATACCAACAAGGCTCTTACGATATTGCTTAGGTGTCATTCCGAAGAATTGACGGATTTCAGCAGCTACCTTACCCTTACGTGGAGTCCACTTTGCAGCAAGACCATTACCTTCACGAAGGGCATTACCCAACATGTTGTATGCTTCCCACTTTAGTTTTGGATCAGTGAAAACGAACAAGTCGTCCCAACGACCAATTTCAGGGACCTTAGCCATCAAACGCAATGCGTCTTCTGGACTAGTCTTTTCTAGGTGACACAATACTGAACGGAACAATTCACGTTCACCAGAGCCACCACGAACGTCACGTGCCCATTGAGCAATACGCAACGCCAGATCGGAATTCTCTACGTAAGCCGCAGTGAAAGCAGGAACAATGTCCTTACCACGACTTGCGCCAATGTTGTAAAACAAATCAACGCAAGCATTTGCTGTTGATACACGAGCCTTCATACCGTTTTCAGTACGGGCTTCTTGATTCTTAATCGCTTCTACGAACTTCATAG